AGGATGCACGCATTGAGAAACTGATGAAACGTAAATATCCTGGTCTCCATAAGAGTTTCTTTGCTGGATACAAAGAACTGTCAGAGGATGACTTTTTCTGCCTTGATGGTGAAGACCTAGAAACTATGAACCTGGCAGATCGTATCAATCTGTATTATAAGATTGGTAGGTTTGTTGATATCCCTTTCACTGATGATGAGAAGGATATTGTTGATATGGTTGGTGAGAGTGAGACCTTTGGTGATGCTTGTATTGCAGCAGAGACTCTCTACAAGTATTGCAAGGGTCAACAGACTCAACAGGAAAAGATGCCTGATGTGCAGATGAATAGTGATGGTGTTGGTGGAGGTACTCCTGAGGAAGACAATTCACCTTCTAATCAAAGTGAGTCACAAGAATCAGAGGAAGGAGAATCTGAAGAGAACAGTGTGGATGAGAGTGGTGAAGTTTCTGAAGATGTTGAAAATAATGATGAGAATGAATCTTATGGTGGGACATCTAATCTAGATGTGAGCACTGATGATATGTTCAATGAGGGTGTTGAGCAACTGAATGGTAACTTTGATCCCTATGGTGTTCCTGGTTACTATGAAGTTCCTGATGCCAATATCAAAGAGATTGTTGTTCCCTATAATCAAGTCAAAAGTGAGTTTGATCTTTACTTCAAATGTGAGGAAAGGATTCAAGGCACTGAGTTTGACTGGGCAGATGATGCTTACAAGAAATTCAAGAAGAATGCTCAACGTGAAGTGAACTATTTGGTAAAAGAGTTTGAGTGTAAGAAGTCTGCTGATGCATATGCTCGTGCTGCTACTTCTAGGACTGGTGTTCTTGATTGCACTAAACTTCATACCTACAAGTACAATGAAGATCTTTTCAAGAAAGTTACCACTATTCCTGATGGTAAGAATCATGGACTGATTTTCATTCTTGATTGGTCTGGTTCTATGGCAGATATCCTGATGGATACTATCAAGCAACTTTACAACCTTGTTTGGTTCTGCAACAAAACAAACATTCCTTTTGAGGTCTATGCATTTACTTCTTCTTATTCTGTAAGGGATCATGAGGGTTTCCAAGATCTCAAGATTCCAGCAAATGAATTCTGGATTTCACCTGACTTTAACTTGCTGAATGTTCTGTCTAGTAAGTTTAAGAAAAAAGATCTGGAAGAACAAATGATCAACTTCTGGAGAGTTGCTTATCAATTCAAACATTACTGTGGATGGTCTTCTCCTCCTGGATATGGTCTTTCTGGCACTCCTCTGAATGAGTCACTGTATTGCCTTCATAATCTCATTCCACAATTTAAGAAAGAGAACAATCTTCAAAAAGTCCAGTGTGTGATTCTTTCTGATGGGGAGGCAAACCCAACTGGAGTTACTAGGAAGTATTGGAATGATTATCTTGATAAAGAGTGTGTTGGTACATCAAGACTCTCTTCAGATAATTCTTATCTTCGTAATCGCAAAACTGGTCACACTTATAAGATTGGTTATGCATATTATCAGTTTACTGAAATTGTTCTTAAAGATCTCAAGCAGACTTTTCCTGACACTAACTTCATTGGTTTTCGTATTGCTGAACCAAGAGATTTTAGTTCCTTTATCAAAAGGTATGAATCTGTCAATGATGCAAAGTACAGACTAATCAAGAAAGAAAAGTTCCATGCTATTAAGAACTCTGGATATACCTCTTACTTTGCTATTCTGAGCAATGCTCTCAACAATGACACTGAGTTTGATGTTGAGGAAGGTGCATCCAAAGCAAAGATCAAGAGTGCTTTCACTAAGAATTTGAAAGGCAAAGCTCTAAATAAGAAAGTCTTGAGTCAGTTTATGGATCTGGTCTGCTGACCACTTTGGAAACTGGTCACAGGGGGCACCAAAAGACCTCCTGATCCTTTATAATTAATCTGTTGAACACAAATCAAATGGCACTCTCCACAGAATACATTGTCTCTTCTCTCCAATCACTCTATGGTGAAAATGTAACTGCTGCTGATGTTCGTGCATGGTGTGCTATGAACAGCACTACCTATCAGACTGTTACTAAGAAACTTGATGAATACAAGACTGGTCGTGGTAAGTGGGATTTGACTGTTCAAGAAAAACTTGAGCAAGATTATCAAGCACCTTCTGCCCTTCCTGCCTTTGAACAGAACCTTATCCCTGCAAAAGATGATACCTTCGTCAGCTTTGGTAATTTCACAGATATTAAAAAAATTATTAAGTCCCGTCTTTTCTACCCTACATTCATTACAGGACTCTCTGGCAATGGTAAAACGTTCTCTATTGAACAAGCATGTGCGCAACTCAAAAGAGAACTCATCCGTGTAAACATTACTATTGAGACTGATGAGGATGACTTGATTGGTGGTTTCCGTCTGGTCAATGGTGAAACTGTTTGGCACAATGGTCCTGTGATTGAGGCACTTCAACGTGGTGCTGTTCTCCTGCTGGATGAGATTGATCTGGCATCTAACAAGATCCTGTGTCTTCAATCTATTCTGGAAGGTAAAGGTCTGTTCCTGAAAAAGACTGGTCAATACATTGCACCTTCTAAAGGTTTCCAAGTGTTTGCCACTGCCAACACCAAGGGTAAGGGTTCTGATGATGGACGCTTCATTGGCACCAATGTTCTTAATGAAGCATTCCTTGAGCGTTTCCCTGTGACCTTTGAGCAGTCTTATCCCACTCCTGCTACAGAGCAGAAGATCCTTGAGGGTATTGCTAATGATCTCAATGTGGTTGCTCCTAAATTCTGTAAGCACCTAGTGGACTGGGCAGACATCATTCGCAAGACCTTCTATGATGGTGGTATTGAGGAGATTATCAGCACTCGTCGTCTGGTTCACATCATCAATGCTTACAGTATCTTTGCTGACAAGTCCAAAGCAATTGAACTCTGTATCAATCGTTTTGATGAAGAAACCAAAGCATCATTCATTGAACTCTATGACAAAGTTGATGTTGATTTTGAGATGCCTACAAATGCAGTTTCCATTGACAAAGATGTAAACAACTGATATGATTTAGGGGAGGTATAATGTCTCCCCTAATGAATGCCTGGGCTTTACTTTATGAGGATTTTTTTATGACTGAACATTCAAAACACTATTATGATTTTGATCGTAATGGTCGTATTTCAAATGCCAATGACAAAGATTGGAATGATTTTTGGGAAGGTTCAAATGATAGTAAAGTAGCAGGTGCTTATAGTGAAGACTCAATTTCTTTTGAATTGACTATGGATGAAAAATTTAAATTAAAAAAGTACAAGTACAGTGAGGATGTAATCCTTAAAGAGTTGCAAGAATATATTACTGGCACATATAATCAGCATTACTCTGCTGGTGATGATAAAATTCAAACACTTGACCTGATTGAAGCATGTGGTGATGGGGAATCCTTCTGCCGCAGTAATATCCTCAAGTATGCCTCTCGTTATGATAAGAAAGGCACTGCAAGACGTGACATCATGAAGATTCTGCATTATGCTGTTCTTCTGATGTATTTCAATGACAAAAACTCCCAACGCGAAACTTATCCTCAATGACTATGAAACTGTCTGAATCCACTGTAAACCTGCTGAAGAACTTTTCTTCTATCAATCAGTCTATCTTGTTCAAAGAAGGTAGCAAACTGCGCAGCATGTCAGTGATGAAAAATATCTTGGTAGAGGCAGAGGTTGCTGAAGAATTTCCAAAGGACTTTGCCATCTATGATCTGAACCAGTTCCTGAATGGTCTGTCACTCCATGCCAGTCCTGACCTTGACTTCACCAGTGATCAATTTGTGGTGATTAAAGAAGGAAAGATGCGTGGTAAGTATTTCTTTGCTGACCCATCTGTGATTGTCACTCCTCCTGAGAAGGAGATGAAGATGCCATCTGAAGATGTGTGCTTTGTTCTGACTAGTCAGCAACTTGAGAAACTCAAGAAAGCAGCATCTGTTTATCAACTGCCTGACATTTCTGCCATTGGAGAGAATGGTGTTGTTAAACTGGTAGCACGTGACAAGAAGAATGACACTTCTAATGATTTCTCTATTGTTGTTGGTGAGACCAATGCAGAGTTTGTTTTCAACTTCAAGGAAGAGAACCTGAAGATTGTTCCTGGCACATATGATGTGGTTGTCTCACAAAAACTCCTGTCTAAGTTTAGTAACCAGAATATTGATGTTACCTACTTTATTGCTCTTGAACCAGATTCTACATTTGGATGAAACACATCCTCTTCACCCTTAAAGGTTGTCCGTTTGAACTTCTTGATGACAAAGAGTTCATTCGGATGCTTCTGTATAGAGCAACAAAAGAATGTAAATCTACTCTACTCAATCTAGCAGTACATAAGTTTGATCCTCAAGGAGTCACTAGTATTGCCAT